CCCGAAGGTACGAGGAACAAGGTTATGTTCAATGGTGGTTTATATTTAAAGCAGAAGTTTCCAGATAATTGGAAGGAGAAGCACGAAGAATTAAATCAGAAATATTGTTTGCCACCATTACCTGCAACAGAGATTGTTGAGCTTCAAAAACAGTTAGAAAAGAAAGAATATTTTTATACGTGCAAAGAGGAGCCAATGGTTAGTCATTGTAATAAATCTCTTTGTAAAACTAGGCAATTTGGAATTGGTAATTCAGAAACAGTTCCGCAGATAGGTGGGTTAACGATTTTATTATCTGATCCTAGATTGTATTTTTTAGATGTAGATGGAAAAAGATTGGAGTTAACAACAGAACAATTACAAATGCCTATACAATTTCAAAGAGCGTGTATGGAGCAAATTAACTTTATGCCACCTCTGACGAAGGCAGGAGATTGGCAGCCAATTGTAAATGATCTTTTAAACAATGCCACAGAGATAGAAGTATCAGAGGAATTAACTGGCTTTGGTCAGTTTAAAGAACTTTTGGAAACTTTTTGCATGAGTAGAATCAGAGCAAAGTTTGCAGAAGAACTCGCAGTAGGAAAACCTTGGACAGAAGATGATAAGACTTATTTCACTATGAAGGGTCTTCAAGAGTTTTTAAAACAGCGAGGTTTTACTTTGTACAATCGTCCACAAATCCAACAAAGATTAAAAGATATGAATGATGGAAATGTGTGTAATGGAATGTACAAGGTAAAAAATGAGAATGGGAATTGGACAAACATAAGAGTTTGGTGGGTTCCCGAATTTAAATCAGCAGAGGTAGAGATACCTATCAACAACGAAGAGGAGTTTGAGGAAGATGTCCCTTTCTAACAAATACATAAAAATAGGAGAGATTACCGAAATGCTTGGTGTTTCTCGATCAACAATATACAAATGGGTGGAAGAGGGTTCTTTCCCGAAACCAGTTCATTTTGGTGATGCAAAAAAGAATTCTACTATTAGGTGGATTCAAGAAGAAGTAGAGGAATGGCTAAAGCAAAGACCAAGAGAAAAAACAGATGGATGAAAAACTCCTGCTTGGACCACCGGGATGCGGGAAGACGTATAGACTCATTGAGATAGTTAAGAATGAACTACAGAATGGTGTTTCTCCCGAAAAGATAGGATTTGTTTCTTTTTCTAAAAAGGCCATAGAAGAAGCTAAATCACGCACTGTGGCTGAATTAGGACTTGCGTTGGATAACGTGCCCTGGTTTAGAACTTTACATTCTATCGGTTTTCAGTGGTTAGGTATGAATACTGATCAAGTTTTAAACGCATACGATTTTAATAAAATTGGTGCAGAGGTTGGAATGATTTTTGATAACAACACTGCAACTTCTATGGAAGATGGTATGTTACCTGTTTCAGTTAGAGAAGGTAATAAATATTTAGAAACGATAGGAAGAGCTAAATTACGTTGTGTAAGTTTATCTGATCAATATAATTATAATAGAGATTATAAGATGAGTTGGCCTATGCTTGTAAGAGTAGATCATGTTTATCGTAGTTATAAAAAACAAAACGATAAGTTTGATTTTACAGACATGATACAGTTATTTGTAGATCAAGGTACTGCCCCGAACCTTGATGTTTTAATTGTAGATGAAGCACAAGACTTAACACCATTACAATGGAAACAAGTTAATATTTTAAAACAATCTGCACAAAGAGTTTGGTATGCAGGAGATGATGATCAAGCCATTCATAGATGGATGGGTGTGGATGTAAATCAGTTTATGAAAATATGTAATGACATAGAAGTTTTAAAACAAAGTTATAGAGTTCCGAAGGAAGTACATAAACTTGCAAATAGAGTTGTGAGAAGAATAGACACAAGATTTTCTAAAGAGTGGTTTCCGACAAGCAGAGAAGGAACCATAGATTATTATGCTCAATGGTATGATGTGAACATGGATCAAGGTTCATGGACAGTGATGGCTAGGACAAATAAAATAGTTAACTCCATAGCATCTGGATTGAGAGATGAAGGATATTTGTACGAGAGATTTGGTAGACCAAGTATTAATTTAAATTACATAGATGGCATAGAAACATGGGAGTCATTACAAAATGGTGATTCTGTTCCCATAGCAGCCATAAAAGATTTTTATAAAATAGTTCCCAAACAAGGATCTAATGCAGTAGTAAAACGAGGATTTTCTAAATCTTTAGATTTTTTAGATCCAGAATCAAGTCTGGATTATGATGAACTAGTCTTAAACCATGGATTACTGGAAAGAAAAGAAACACCAGGTGTTATGGTTGTTAATATGTCCGAAGACGATCAACATTATTATAGAGCCTTGATAAGAAAAGGCGAGGATGTAAGAAATCCAAGAATAAAACTATCAACAATTCATGCTATGAAAGGTGGTGAAGATGACAACATTATGCTATTAACAGAGTCAGCTTACCCTTGTGTAGAAACTCAATTTCCAGATGATGAACATAGGATTTTTTATACTGGTATAACAAGAACAAAAAAACAATTACACCTTATAGAAACAGGTTCAAAGTATAGGTACGATATATGAAAAGAGAAGAAATATTAGAACGAGCAGAAACTCTTATTAATGGCGATAGAGCAAAAGATTATGGTGATGCTTATCTTAATCACAAAAGGATTGCAGATATATGGTCTGTGGTTATGGGTAGAGAGGTAACAGTTAAAGAAGTTATCTTGTGCATGATTGGTATGAAAATGGCACGATTGGTGCATGATAGCAAAGAAGATTCATGGGTAGACATCTGTGGGTATGCAGGACTTGGTGGTGAATTGGATGCAGAATAGTCTTTTTAAAAGTGCTTTACACTATGAATTAAAGAATGAAATGGAAATGCCCGAAGTTGATTGGGTTGCTCCAGATGAGTTTCCAGATTTAAGAAATTGTGATTACATTGCAGTAGACTTAGAAACTAGTGATCCAAATCTTTTAACAAAAGGACCTGGTTGGGTTCGTGATGATGGTTTCATTGTAGGTGTTGCCATAGCAGCAGGAGATTTTACTGGTTATTATCCTATTCAACATGAAGGTGGGGGAAATATCTCTGGTCGTAGAGTCAAAGAATGGCTCAAAGCACAGTTGGCTACTCCTCACATTCCAAAGATTATGCACAATGCCTTGTACGACTTAGGATGGTTACGAAGAGCAAAGATCCCGGTTCAAGGTAAAATTATAGATACAATGATAGCTGCTCCTCTTCTTGATGAAAACAGATTTAGTTATAGTTTAAATAATCTTGGTAGAGATTACTTGGCTATGTCTAAAGATGAAAAAGGTTTGAGAGCGGCAGCAAAAGCTTTTGGTATAGATCCAAAAAAAGACTTGTGGAAACTACCAGCTAAATACGTGGGTCATTACGCAGAACAAGATGCCCGAATAACTTTAAATCTATGGAGAAAATTTGAAACTGAAATAGGCAAACAACAAGTAAATTCTATTTTTGAACTAGAGTCTAAGCTTCTTCCTGTTCTTTTAGACATGAAAGAATCTGGTGTAAAAGTTAATACCCATAGAGCAGAGTTAGCTAAAAAAGATTTTAAATCGAAAGAACAAAAGCTTTTATTAGAAATTAAAAAAGAAACATCAATCGAACTTGAACCTTGGGTATCCACCAGTATAGCCAAAATATTTGAATACTACAAAATACCTTACGAAAAAACTGATAAAACAAATAAGCCATCCTTTACTAAATCTTATTTACAATCTTGTCCTCACCCGATAGCTGCTAAGATATTAAAGGTGAGGGAGTTAAATAAAGCACAAACTACGTTTATAGATAGTATCATAAATCATGCCCATAAAGATAGGATTCATTGTGAATTTCATCAATTAAGGTCAGAGGACGGAGGAACTGTAACAGGTAGATTTTCTTCCTCTAATCCAAACTTACAACAGATCCCGGCTAGAGATCCAGAGATTAAAAAGATTATCAGAGGATTATTTGAACCCGAATATGGACAGAAGTGGGGAAGTTTCGATTACTCTTCTCAAGAACCAAGGTTATTGGTTCATTATTGTTCTGAATTAAGTCAAGAAGATAGGCATCCTTTAATTGATAAAGTTGTGGATAAATATCACGAAGGAGATGATGACTTTCATCAGATGGTTGCAGACATGGCGGGTATTACCAGAACTGAAGCTAAAACAGTAAACTTAGGGATTATGTATGGAATGGGTCAAGGAAAGTTAGCTTCTACTCTAGATATAACAGTTGAAGATGCTAAAAAGTTACTTGATCAATATCATGAGAAAGTGCCTTTTGTAAAAGGATTAGCTAACAGAATATCTGTTTACGCTCAAAAGCATGGAAGAATTAGAACCATTCTAGGTAGACGTTGCAGATTTGATTTATGGGAACCTTGTACTTTTGGCTATAACAGACCTTTACCTTATAAAGAAGCCATAGAGGAGTATAGTCCACAAAAACTAAAAAGAGCTTTTACATACAAAGCTTTGAATAAATTAATACAGG